GCACGTTGAATTTGGCGCGCTGTATAACCTCTTGGGCGCTTCTGTGCGCGGCAATGTTCACTGATGCCGAAATCTTCGTCAAGGAGAATTGAAGCAATAACATCATCGTCAACAAGCGCTCTTACAAGCATGCAGGTTACAGCAAAAGTCACTTCACTTCGGGAGCCGTATTTTGTTGGGTCGTCCGGGTCATCACCTTGAACAATTAGCATTCGTGTGCGTGGGGTCACGGCTTCAGGCAATGTATCTAAATCTACTGGTGGAAGATTGCCGCTTAGCTCTACCTTTATACCTTCACCATCTGGTGTTTGTATTCTAGGTGCTTTAACAAATGCACTGAGCGGATGGTCAAGCTCTTCGGAATAAACCAAGTCAGCCATGACTTCAACGCGCCCGGCTTTTCTTTTCTTCTCACCTGGGATATTAATGGTGCCCGGAAGCCGCATAATGCGGTCAAGATTGTGACAACTGTCGCCACCCAAGAGTGTCGCCAATTGAATATTATATTGCTCTAGCTCTTCAACAGCTCCTAAATCACCACCGACGAAAACAGGTTCGTCAAGACGCCAAAAAGCCTGATAGCCACCGCCACTAAAAATAACAGCTGAAGGCTTAGGTTCAAAGTCGTCAATGAGCTTCTTAATACGTTTTTGTTCAGCTTCAAAGCTCTTACCTTTTTCCGGGTCAATGTCAACATGCAGCCACGATAGTTCCTCAACGTCCGTTTTCTTTGCTTTATCTTTCAAAATACCGCGTGGTGTGTTCACCATAAAGTAGACGTTGAACTTGCCATTTTTGCTCTCAATCCACCGCAGCATATCACTTTCTTTTTCCGGCGTGAAATACTGAGTGGTGACCTTACCACCGTTGGGCGGAATAGCGGTTAAGACCCATGGTCCACGAGGAGCATGATAGCGGAGCCAGTGGCGGCTAATTCGGGTAGCTTCTTCCATTAATTCTTCCTTCTTAACCAAGGTGCAATAGCAGCCCCGGCTCCCGAGGTTAAACCAGTGTAGTGTACTAAAGCTAGTTCGCTGAGCTGCTTAAAGTCTACTTTCCCTACATATTTTTTGGCAGTGGCGCCATCGAACAGCATCCAATCATTCTTTACCTTCAGAAGTAAGAAGGCGTTGCCACCATTGTACCACCGTCGGAAGAGCCACACCCGTTGTTCTTGGGTAAAATGAGGCAGAGATAATTTGCCCCCGCGTATTGGCCAGCGCTCAGCCCACTTCAATTCAATCCAACCTTCTTTGTAATTTACATCAGGCGTACCTAGCCCAATAGAGTTCTCAATCCGCACCGGGTCGAACTTTAATTTTTTCAGTTGGGGTCTAAGGTCTGCCCACATACCATCTTCACTCATTAGATTATCTCACGAGCAAACCGGAGTTCATTTGGACGGCAATCAGGTCTGCTGTTCCAATGCTCTAAGGGTCGCGTCCAGACACCTTCAGGGTCTGCAGTAGAGTGGTATGTCACCAATCTTTCATCTGTCTCTGTGTGCGTTGAACAGACTAGAACAATATACAATTGACCCTTAAAATGTTTGTAGACCTCTCCAGGTTTTGGTTCAATCATCACCATATACCTCGCAACTCTCTTCACAGCTAGAGCCAAAATCAAGGTCTGGGTCAAACACCTGCATTTCATCGTCAGCAGGTACAAACGCAGCACCCACCTCTTCAGATTTACGCTCTAAATCACCAAAACTTTTATTTGAATTAAATAAAACACGCCTGTATTCAGGGTCAACTTTTTTCCCATCTCTTCTTCGCTTTGGGTCAAATTCTGGTCCAACTTTGCTATATTCTTTCTCCATTCTCCGTGGGAAATCAAACAAAGTTTTATCTTCGCGCAACAGTGTAATTAACTTACGGCTGGACTTCTTCCAACACCATTTACAGTTTCCTTGATATTGTTTTAATTTCAACCTGAATGACTGTTTGTTCCACCAAGTATTGACCGCGATTTTTGTCATTGGGTGAGCTGATATTAGCGGATAAATTAAACGCCTTTGTTTTGTAGCGACCGACATTCTGTCTATTTCATCAGTTCTGATACCAATAGCTGTAGAATGGCCTTTCCACCCAAGTGTGCTTCTTGCATAGGCTTCTATTGGTTGCGCTTTAAGCATACGGGAGCAGTGTGGGTATGCTCTGTTTGGTAAACCATACTTCTTTATGACATCTTCAAATACTTTACCTTTTCGATCAGCTGTTAAAAAATCCACTTTGGTGGACTCTGAACGACCACCCAAGGTAGGGTTGACATCAACTTCAATCCAGTGCGTATTGAAGTTAAATCTTTTGTCACATTGATTTATAAATTCAAGTGTCTCTTCCCGTTCTTGTCCAGTGTTTGCAAATATAACAGCCACGTCATTAAACCCTAGTTCTTTTGCTCCTCCTCGATTAACCAACCAGTGAGTCATGTAAGCAGAAGTTTCTCCCCCACTGAAAGATACAATTAGCTTGCTCATGGTCTCGCTTCCTGTGGACCAAATTCTTGGTCTTGGTAACGACCTTCATACGGCTGTGCAACAATCTTATCAATACGGTGGAAGATAACTTGAGCAATTCCTTGGCCAGCAGTTAACTCTATATCTTCGTGACCAATATTCTTAATTTCAAGCGTGAGATAGCCACGCCAACCTGGCTCAATAACAGTGTTCTGTACCGTGACACCACGGCGCGCCCAAGAGCTTTTATCATGAACAATTCCCAAGACATCATTTGGCATCGTGAATTGCTCTTTAGTTGCTGCCAAGATGAAGTCACCTGGTCTTAGTCTGTAACTGGGACGATTGTCTTTTAAAATTAAACAGAGGTCATACCCGGCTGGTCCAATTCCAAATGTTGTCCCCTTAAATTTAGTTCGCTCCGAAAACGGTTTTATAATTTTCTGTTCACGTATTGCTTGGCCACTTAATATCATTTTCGTCTCCGCCTCTGGTTTTGTTTATGTGTCACCATTTCTAGATGACTAGGGTTGCAACATAATCTATTACAACATGTATGGTCTATTTGTTTCCTTCCCGGAATTGGACCATATAGGGCAGCATACATTGTGCGGTGAACGCTAACGGTGTGACCGTCTAAGCTCATGCGTCCATAGCCACCGCCACGGCCTTCTCCACTATGAGAACCGAGCCACAACCAGCACCCTTCTGGAGAGACCTCTACACGATTTACAATCCTACTGATTATCAACCACCGTCTGTCTTGTTTTTCTTGTTGTGCTCGAAGATTGTGGACAAGGTCTGGGTTGTTAAAGGTCGTGGTTATTTCACCCGTAACTACAAATGGATTAGGAGCCTGGAAGGCCAATCCAGTGCCGACATGCCGCCAAAACTTTCTATTTAAGTCGGTCACTCTACCACCTCACCCCAACTTGGTCCAAGGCCAACATCAACTGTTGATGGCACGCAGAGGTTATAAGCATTTGTCATTATCTCGGCACCGAGGTTCGCTTGGGCTTCGCTGTCAGCTGTGAAATCAAATTCATCGTGTACTTGAAGTTGAAGAGCTATTCCGGCAGCATCCATGTCCACCATAGCACGTTTTGTTTGGTCAGCACTACTGCCTTGGATTAAACGGTTCAGAGCTTTATGCGTCCAATCGTAATTATTATATTGGTCAACCGGGAAGCGGCAGCGTCGACCGCTCAGGGTTGTAATGTAACCCCGGTCTTTTACAATTGTTTCAGTCGACTTCGCCATAGCTCTGACATACGGCACATTGAGGTCAACTTTGTCGAAGAGTGCTTGCCCTTCTTTACCGGCAACCTCATAACGCCGACCAGTACGGCGGTGAGAGATAACCTGTGTTGGAAGCCCAACCTCTCGGCAGAGCTTTGGACCGCCCATGCCGTAACAAATACCGAGGAAGATATTCTTACACCTGCTCCTGGCTTGTTTAAACTCGTCCTTACTCATAGCGTCAACAACTACGTTGCCATAAACCAACCGGGTGAACATTTCATGATTATCTGTCTTGGGGTTGTTCACGAACATGGCTTGTGCCTTCAGCGCCATTTCATATGCAGCCCGGCTTATCATCCGTTTGTGTTTATATTGGGCTTGGCCAGCTAATACAGCAAAGTGGAGCAGCATTCGCGGCTCTTGTTGAGAGTAATCCAACTGAGCCCAAAGTCCACCCTTGTCGGCTCTATAAATGGAACGCCACATTGGACCAATTTCAGGGTCTCTAGCGGGCTGTTGTTGTAAGTTAGGGTTAGAGGAGCTTAGTCGTCCGTATGCTGCTCCTTGTGTGCCGCTGCCGTCATCCTTCTGCTTCCGAAGCTGATTGAAGGTGCAATGAATACGCCCGTTAATGGAATGGCTTCTAATAGAATTAACAAAGGTGGTGCGAAGCTGAGACATCTGCCGGGCACGTCTTAAGATATCCGCAGCCGGGTGCTCAATTGCTGCCATAATATCTTTGGTGATTGAGGGTGCACCCTTAGCTGTGGTCGGAAGAATAATTCCAACGGCTTGAAGGGCAGGTGCAACCCGGTTGACCTTCATTGTATCACCTTGGTTTACGCGCACTCCAGTCACCCGGTGTAGTTCGCTCAGGGCTTTGGTCTCTTCCGCCACCGCCCAACGCTCAATCTTTTCAAGGCGGTCAAAATCTACACGAACGCCCAACCTACGCATCTTCACCAAAACAGGAAGGCAATCGCTTTCCAGTTCCCAGACTTCATTGAGGTTTTGGCGGCTGAGTTCTGCTTCCTGCTTTGCAATTATTCGCAACGGCAAAGCGGCATCTTCTTCCGCATATGGTCCAATGTAACGGGCTGGCATTTTCCACATATATTTCTTGTGGTCTTTTTTAGGAATACCATAATCAGTCATGGCCTGGGTCAGCAATACTTCGTCTTTGCCGCCTTCTCCCCAAGTATTGCTGATGCGGTTCAGTGAGTAAGAGTTTTGAAGTTCACCCAACAATGGCTCCGCCACCTGGACGTCTAGAAATCTTTTCACGCTCTTGAATATGATGCCGTCTTCAGCCAGGAAGTCTATGTCATATTGTAAGTTTGCGCCAACTACTTCACCCGTGTAGTGCGCTGCTTGATACCGAAGATATTTTAACACGGCGGCTTCGTCCATGTTGTCACCACCAAGGTGCCTGAATGGTAAATAGTAACGGCGGTTGTCCCCCATTGCAAAACTCACCCCAACAATATAACTGTCTTTGCGTCTTACACCTGGTCCAGTTTTTCTTAAATCTTCATCGCGGGTTTCGCAATCTAATCCGATGCGTGTTACATCTTGCCATTCTGGTAAGTCGCTGAGGGAGGGAGGACGCCATGAACTTTCTGGCTTAAATAGCGTCCCTTGTAGCATCTCTCATTTCCTTATAAAGTAAATTGAATATGGCATCATTATCACGCCGGGCTTGAACTTTCGCAATTGCACTTCTAATGGTAGTGCGGTAGCGTCCGAAGGTCTTCCCCACGGAAGTTAGAGTATGGTTCTCCGCACGTAGCGTCATAGCGACTTGACGTCGAAATGCTACATCCTTTGAACCTCTGGTGGACTGAAAATATTCGCCATAAGTACCACCCATCTTGCTTATGACTTCTAAGACTATTTCGCTTCTCATTTTTTCCGTGGCTTTCTCTTTGCAGCAGTTGTGCGACGGGCTTTTCGGTTAGCCTTTGGCTTCGGGGGAATTATTTCAGCCGGGGGAGGAACGTGCTTGAAAAAAGTTTCAACAATAGTGCCTTGCATATTACGCACCTCAATCGTATCATAGGCTTGGTCACCTTCCAACGCCAATAGGTATTGCTTCGCTGTCATACCAGGCTGAGCTGGCGCATCAATTACAATATTCTTATTGCCTTCTTTAGTGTTTTCAGCAAAACACTCAGCCGTATAGTGATGAATTACTCCAGGCTTGTGGGCTTTAATCATGAACATTATTTCTTCTCCGTTTTGATGAACTCAATAAAGATGAGTAGTTTTTCTAAGGCTTTTTCTTGGTGACCTATTTTGCTGGAACAAACTAAGTTTTGAATGATGAGAATTTCAGCAGCTGTAATAGCTTTATACTGCTCTAGGAAATTCAAAGTAGACTGAATGCGCCAAGCAGAACTATTGTCATTTGAAGTTGGCGTGACTACGCAACGGCAATTACTAGAGCTAATATGGTTAACCGTAGTAATAGAGGCAACTGCGCTTGACCACAGAGTGTTAGCATTCGGTTCAATCAACTTTTCAATATAATGAACTGCTTTCTCCAGGTCTTGAACGCCGCCCTTGTCACGCCAACGCACAATGTATTTTGTGGCACAGCCTTCAAGATAGCTCAGTTTATTATCGCCGACCCAGTCCCAATGTTGATATTGGTTTTGGTAGTGATTGCCACCAACTTGTTTCTCATTCGCTTTCATTTAATTCTACCTCTAAAGTTTCACTCAGCCGGGGGAAGCCATGTATTTGGCTATCCTTTAGCATATTTGTAAAGTTAATTACGCTTGCAGGCATCTCCATGTAATGCTTGCTGCGCCAATTCTCAATTGCTTTCCGAATACCGAGCGCCTCTTTATTCCCGGCGCGCTCTTCTTCAAACGTCCACATATATAGCTCTATAACATCACACCAGTAAATCCACTTCTTTTGTAAATCAGTAAGGTCGAAGTTTACGCCAAGAGCTGCCAGTACGTTTTGCTCTTCATCATCCAGTTTCTTGCTGTCAAGAAAGCTCTTAACCTGACTTGGGATATCCCCCACCCGGCGTTCAGGCGTATCATGAAAGAGAGCTGCCAATAATACGTCCCGTGGTGGAAACTCGCCATATTCCTCTTCCCAGAGAAAAACTAAAAGTCCCATTAAGTCGCAGGTGTGAAGCCCAACCATATACGGTCGAATGTGCGGCACCATGTGGCAGCGCTCAATACGGTTGGCCTCACGTGCCAGCTTAATCTTATGTAGAAGGCGCATGCTGTGCTCCATCGTCTGAGGCATGTTGCCAAGCATCATACTTACGCTGCATCCACTCTTCCCCCGCCACGCGCCAATCATTACGCTTGGGCATTTGAGAGAGAATTTCCAATGCACCCGTGTAGCGCTCTTCGCCCTTATTCTTTTTAAAGTGACGATAGGCCATAAGCATAGGACAAGCAATCTGACGTAAGAACACCCAGTTGATACCAACTGTTGCTGGTCCTTCGTTAAAGAACAAATCAAGGTCTTGGGTGATGCTGTCCAAAGTAAGGTTTTCATTTACCTGCTTCAGCGGGTATGGCTGCGCAAGTCCGGCTCCATAAGGGTCAGTCGTCCAACCCTCTACCCAACCCTTGGGAGTTGGTTCGCCATCTTCGTGAGGTAGTGTGTTAATATAGCCATGCCAATTATTTGACACTTGGTAATATTGCCCAACAGGTACGCCTATGAGCATCGCCATGACTTCTTGGACGAAGCTAAAGTGAACCGCATTAGCGCCGTAACAACCCCAAATGATATCGTTAGAACGGTTGAAGACTGTCAAGTCCAGCTCACCTTGACCGTTGATTGCTGGCAGCATCATAAGGTTGCAAGGAACGTCTTTGCCGCCTTCGTCCGCATAAGCCTGGTCAACGCTGGCATCGTACATTTGAATAACAACTCGACGGTCATCGGGGTTGGCCTTCAGCTTATTTATCGCCCAAGCTAACTGGTCACGGTTGTGGGAAGCTCCCTTTGCTGCTTTAAACCATTTGCGCCACCGGAAGCCATAAGCACCGTGTTGGGTCTTACCGCCATCGTCGCTAAAGTTCACCATATTCTTAACAATTGGCGTCAAGTGTTTCAATTCATTACTGCCCCACACCATCCAAAGAGCTTCAATGAGATGGAAGAACGGGTTAGCGTTGCGCCAGGGCTGAAATACCACACGCTCATTCGGCTTTTGGTAAATAGTTGTCACTGGTCCAGGGAATACCAAAACGTCACCGTTGCGGCTCTCTCTGCGCTTTCCCATAGTCACTAGGTCGTGAACGCCTTGGCTCAGCGCCCAGTTTACATTTCTTACATTAATGTTGTGCATTTACGCCTCCACTGGCAAGTCTAGAGCGGCATTAATGTCTTCCCGCAAGCTGTTCGTTAATCTCTGTACTGCCATTTTCTTTCTCCTAATAGCCGCGACCTTGGACGTATTTTGCCCGAGGTCTTCCTTGTTTTAATTTCACCCGAAGGTACTTGTCAGTTTCGCACAAGCTGTGCTCAATGTCGCGCATCTCTAGCGGTGGCACCCAAGGTGCTAAATTGCCAGGTAACTTGCTAAGGCTCAACAACATATACATTTCGTCATTCGCTTGCATTTGGGACATTGGTTGTTTCAATTCCCGACCTTGGAGACGGTTCAGGCCGCGCTTAGCACCTGGTCCAGCATTAGCCCAGTCCATTATATCTGCTGCCTCATTTAGATAGCGAGTGTGACGCAAATCAGTCACGACTTCATAAGCCATGAATGGTCCCCAACCCCGGTACTCAGAGTGCTGGAAAATCTCCCAAATTTCTTGAAGTCCAGGTTGCCAGTTTAGGGGATTAGCGCCCTCATCTTGGTCCAGACCTTCTACATTATGGTGCCAAATATCACGGTCATCCCAAAGTCGTCCAAGAACAATCTCAGCCACGTAACGCTGTTTTGTCCAGTGACCGAAGGGGTGGCTCTTACTCTCTGCGCGTATCATGTACGCACCTGTATAAACCTTATCGCCGCGCGCTTTACGGTTGTCCAGTACGGTCGTCATGTTCTCAGGCTTAAAGCCAGCGTGAGATGGCCAAGCCCCTTCGGTCTCCATAAGTTCTTGCAATGTTGGAGGCCAGTTTAGAATACGGGCAATACAAAGCATAAACCATAAGTGTTCGTGGTCTTCAAACGGCTCCCGAATATTCTTCCTGATCCAAACCGTCACCCGATCTAGTTCCCGGAAGACATTACAAAAACGGTATGTTTGAAATATGAGGTCGCCACTATAATGATGACCTTCAGGAGAAGCCGCAAACATGAGTGGGTCTGCGGCTTCTAAATCATAACGGACGTTCCCGTCCGGGTCAGGAATATGCAAATCAGGCACGTCCGCCCCGGCGCGCAATTCCTTACGGATGTAAATCGCATGGCGTTCATTTATCCAGTCCCAGAGGGGTTGTGCGTTTAACATCGTATTAGTTCCTTTGCGATATCTACTGGCGTTGCAGAAGAGTCATTGAATACACAGACCTTACCGAGTGCGCCCTGCGTGTCTAGCACTTTACCTTGTATGCTCTTAACAGTTTTTGCGGTATTTTCAAGGTGATGCATCTTGGGTTCTTTGCCGCCATTGCGTCCCATTATACGTTCCTTCAAGGTCTCTAGCGGTAGTTCAATAAAGCCCCACGTGTAGTCAAACCTACCAACATGGTCTTTGGCGAAGTTCATCCAGCGCTTACCGCTCTTTGAAATAATAAAGCCCTCGAAGAAAATATGACCGTCCGTAAGATTGCTGTAAAATACGGCTGAGCGCATAGCCATCTCTATGGCTTCCATATCACCTTCTAAATCCCAACCACCATTTTGAACACCCTCATACCGCCCAATAACGTAGACAGGCATCTCACTCCAAGGGGTCATGCACTTTGTCACCAGGCAAGACTTGCGCCGGGTCTTACCAGTACGCTTTTGAAGCGAGTCATATTCAAACAAGACTGAGGCGGGTGCCAAAGCATGGTTCAATATTGCGCGCGCCACCGAAGTCTTACCGCTTCCGTTTGCACCACGCAAATTTATAATCTTACGTTTAGTTGACATAATCACTCACTGTTCCGTCTAGCAGCAATCTTTGCAACACCGCTTTTGTTTCATCAATTAGTTGGTTACCTAGTCCCACTTTACCCTCTTTTGAGAGCATTGTGGTGCGCTCTAACATTTCTGGAACCAACTTCAGAAATATAAATATGGCGGCGTCCTTGGGTTGCATGCCGGGTACAGCATCCGCCAAGTCAGTAGTGACTTCATTACGAATGAGCGCATTTTCAATTAGAGCATTAAAACGCTCCATGTATTTATCAAGAGCGCGCTGAAGTATCTCACCATCAATTTGAGTCATTAAATCGCTTTCACTATGCCATCAAAAATGCCACGCACAACATCGTAGCCAGCATCACCGTGAGGTATATCGTAAACCATCAACCCAGCGTCAAGCATCTTGGTGCGGCAGCGTTGAATGCTTTTCCACTTACCTTCAACCTGGTCGACCTTAATCTCACGCACCTTCCCGGAAGCCTCTTGACGCTTGCGAATATTGCTAAGGCAGACCTCCAGTGGAGTGTCAAGAAAACCGAAACGTAAGTTAGCGCCCTCTTCCTCAGCCCAGTCCGCATAGCGCTGGTATATTGTGGAAACAATTACGCCTTCGAAAATAACATTTTGAGATTGCTGTGCTGCAGTTTCAACTGCCTGGCGAATAAGGTCTTGAGTGTCAATGCAATCGCAACCACCACTTGGTACGCCGTGCCGATAAGCACCAGCTAAAATTATGCCATTGCCACGAAGACCGTCAACAGCTTTTGAAGTAACTCGCCCAGTTTTCTTAGAAGTTTGATTGTAACGAAACAGCGTGACTTCTTGGGCTTCAGCTCCAACCATAGCCCGTGCCAATGTAGTCTTGCCACTGCCGTTTGTACCTCTAATATTAAATAACATAACCTTTTCCTTTTCTCTAAAAACTTCTTAGACCGTATCTGTAACGGGCACAACTGGCATATGATGTTTGAACTCAGCGGCTGTTGGTGAGACGCTCGCCCAGGCCTCTAACCCGGCGCGAATTTCTATCAAGTCATTGTAGAGCGGATAGTGACCATTCATATGGGACTTCCATTTACAGAGTATGGTTTCAACTTCCTGCAGCCCAACCGACCGGTCATGCAGCGGCGGCGCAGAAAAAGTTTGAAACTCCGTCAATAGATAGTTGACCACTGCGTCAATCGCACCTGCTTCATCTTTCAATTTGGCGTCATCAGGAATACCTGCACGCATCTTGTAAAGACGAATTGCAGCCAGCCGTGGGTCTTTGAACATAAAGATGGCAGCTTGGTTAAAGTCAATCGGAACTAAGGCCAGGCGGTCTAGCATGTCACCAACCTTGAACGCAATCCATGGTCCAAAGCCCTTGAAGCGCCGCACCCGTTCGTCAATTGTTGCGTAGGGGAGCGGTTGTAAGTCTTTAGTCGGTCTTGCATCGTGAAAGTTCGGATGCTCTTTGAACATATTGAGAATGTCCAACGCACTGCCGAACTCTCTTAAACTTTCATAACTAGCTTCAGCCTGAGCGCCACGCCAATGACGTCGTTCACTAGCTCTAGGCCAGCGTCCGCCAACTGGAGCTTCCTTCCTATTTTGGGCAGCATACCAGAGTTGCACCCAAAACTCTCTATCTGTCTCACGCTCAGAAAGCCAACAGGCTGTCCCAGGGTGATATAAGCACCAGTACGCTACCAACCATCGGGCTAATTGCTCCTGGGGCATCTCCATAGCGTTGAGAGCAATATAAACCGGGTCAAGGTCTCCGCTGTCCAGAAGTATCTTCCCGAACTCTTCAATTTTTAGTTTAGTGTAAGTCACAATGTTTCCTTTTCTCTAGAAGTTTAAAACTTTATCAATTTGGGTAGCGCACCACCCGGCTGCGGTCACGCCATTCTTAGCACCACCAGTAGCAATCCAGCAACCCGGCATGTACTGCTCGAACAAGCATGGCGCACCCGGTGTTGGCTTGGCGTAAGGTCTCACCCCACGTAACTCTTTGCTGAGGAAATTGCGCTCAGCGAAACTCTGGCAGCGGTGGTGACTTTGTAAAGCTCTCTCATCAGTCAAGCTCTCTTTTCTCAAGGCTGTGCCGTCACCAACCCAAATACCGTCACCTCTATTAAACCGAACAAGCTGTTTGTACGGTGCCCAGACCTTGATTGCTGGTTCAAGGTCAAAGGTTTCGCCTTCAGTCATATAGGCGCTCCCCCACTGACCCTTCATTGTATATTGCTCTACAAGTTTTGTTGACCAAATACCAGCTGCCACAATAACGCGCCGGGCACGCAATTTGACTTCCTCGTCCGCAATTCCGCTTATCTCAACACGAACAGTGTAATAAGAACTCGCATTTCCCATGATTGTTTTCACTTCGCCATTGATACGTTCCAACATTAAGTTGTTCAAAATTGACGAGGGTGGCGCTTGATACAATGTTGTCTTAACGCCAGTTGGTTGTAGTGTAAATTGAATTTCACGAAGACCATAGAAATCGTCAAGTGTATCTAGAGCAGCATCCCGTTGCTTATTGGAAAACGTACTAAGCCAAGATGGCTTTATTAGACAAGCTGCAGGTTTCGACCCGGCGTTGGGTTGTTCGCTATCAATAATGATAACATTGGCACCATTGTAGCGCGCTGCCTCGGCTAAAACTGAACCGAACAATCCTCCACCAACAATAATTAAATCAAACGGTTCACGCACGGGTCTTGTCTTCGTAATACATGCGGCTTCCGTAAAGCAATTCAGTAATTATAATTTCCAGCTCGTGAGAGCCTTTGCGCATAAAATTAGGGTCTTTGACTGCATGGCGTTTTGGTTTACACCATTGTCCAAGAAAGTCAGTCTTGGAGACGGTTTCACCCAAGTATTTATATTTGTTGGCTAGAGCGCGCAATCTTTTATCATTACCTGGTCCCATGATTATGATGCGGTCAGCCCAACGGAAATCATTGATGTCAACTGCCCGGCTGCGGTGGTCTTCAATCCCCGGTAGAAAGCTCAATTGCTCACGCATTTTGTTCGGCATTCTACACTTTGGACGACCAAAACCACCTTGGCGTAAAACCATATGCCCTTTGCCTTTATCCAATTCCTTCATGTTATAGTAGACTAGAGGGCTTCGGCAGATGTTGCCGTGACACAAGACTAATACTTTTACAGGTTCCATGATAAAACTTTCTCTATGTTGGTTTCAATTTCAGACTTCTTATTTTTGCCACCATGGTTGGTCAATTCCCAACCCTCTTGCAATCTTGCGTCGAATGGTAATTGTTTTGGGAATACCAATTTATTAGACATGTGAGAGATATGCGAATGATGTGCAAATGGCTCAGGGTCTAAGAGCGAATACAGGAAATCATGACACCAAGTCAACGCGGCATAGAAAGCGTCGGGGTCATCCGTTCCTGCGAAGCATCGGAACTCTACTGTACCAACGTCCATGAGCTGCCGAAGATTAACAGCGGCGCGCGGTGCGGCATGCCACATTGGCTTGCCTGTTGTTTTATTTATTGGTGGCTCAGCTTCATAAAATTCTTTAAGCGTCTTCGCCTCTTCATAGCGCGTCAGCTGCGCCAGGGACGGTGTTGTATGGCGACTTACACGGCTCCGTTTTCTGCGTTTACGTTCTGCAAACACTAGAGAGCGTCCGAGCGGCAACGGGTCTATAATATTCAATTGTTGGCGAAGGTGGTATGTGCAATATGTTTGTATTTTCTTCAGCATTTGTAAGTCACCAGCTAGACCGGGCACCATAACATGAATGTGTAAATTGCTTTTGTAATTCACCGTGGCATCGGGAAGAGCTGTAAATATGTCTTTGAAAATTTGTACTTGCTCGTGAATAGTTTTAGTTGGACGAGTGTTAATCTCCCCCCCAAAACCCCAGAGCCTTCCGCTGGGGTCATTGGCAACTCCGTTGGAATTAACAATGGTGCTATCTTTCTGGTCATGTTTACAACCGGGGGGAAGTTGGCTGTTTATAGCCCAATCAGATAGCTCCAGCTCTGCGCCATATGACCAGGAAGAGGGGTCACGGTTGACGCGGGAAGGCTCTGGGATAACTAAAGCCACGTTAAGCGACCTCAGCGGCAGGAACAAGCTTGATGGTTGTGCCATCAAAGTCTAAACCCCAACCCTTTTGTTTGTTGAAGAGATAACCGCAGACCGCCCAGGCTTCAATTGGCAGAAATGTCTTTGTTGACTTAGGGCGGTTGTCTGTAATCATTTTGGCGAAAGCTTCTGGTGTGCAACCGTCACCGTTTAGCAACTCATACATTTTGTGCTGCAGTGAGTTCTTACGCGGCATGTAACATTTTGAGCCGGGTTGTAGTTGCTTTGGAGCGCGCCACCGTTCTGAAGCCTTGCGGTCAGCAGCATTAGGGGTAGCAGGTGAATCAATAATTGGGACGCCAATTTCTTCGCCGCTCTTTACTAAAGCGTTCAGCTGCGCAACAATTGCGTTAAGACGTTTAATGCCTGCAGCCTTTGTACTGAAGCGGGCAACCGGGGTGCCAAGTTCAGGCTCACGGTCAACCACGGCATTAAAAGCTTCTAATATTGAGCGGCCTGGAACATCGTCGTAGTCGCTGTCGCTAAAGATAGCAGTTGAACCTTCATTCTTCTGTACATAAGCACGAGCAACAGTTTTAGTTGCGGCAAGCACGAGGCCTGCAGTTAGTATAATGGGATACATAGTCATGGTCTTTTCCTTTTCTCTGTTTAATTTGTAGAAACAGAAGTACAAGTTACGAACTCAGCAACTCAAGGAGTAAACCCCCATCTTGTCTTCTGGAACTTGGTTAGCACCTCTGTTCCTATAAATATGCTTATGCCCTGGCCACGGGCATAAGTCAAGCACTATTTTAAATTATTTTCAACTTTTATCTTATGGGACAGAAACCTCCAATGCAATCAGCCTCCAAGTCTTCTAATTCCGCCGCGCCGCCCAGCTCTAACTCCCAATCAATATCTTTAAGACCTTTGGTGTATTCGTCGAAGGTCTCTTGACTGACTACCTCTTGCGGCAAATATGCGGCTCCAAAGTCTTCAGCTGTTTTTGTTGGGTCAGTACGGAATGCCCAACTCACGCCAACATAGCTGTCCCAATATTTCATCATCCAATCTATAATCTCAGGCACCTCTGAAATTGAATAACTAACCGTGAGAGAGACATTCTGGTCGCACCAATGATTCATCAAGAGCCGATAGCGTTCTAACTGCTCAATGGCTGGTTCTTGATTGACAGGCGTTCCATGAAAATCTTCGAACGGTATTCCAGGAAAGCTGATGGGGAATTTCACCAATACAGAAGTTTCACTGGTGGGGTGAGGTTTAACTTCATACCCAGCGCGTCTCAATACGTCCAAGAGCGGGTCAGTGCGTTGATAATTGACGTTATTAAATATATATCGCCCAAGAGGTTTATGAGCGCCCTCGGGTGTATCCATAACCTTACCAATGGTGCCGCTAGGCTTGACGCAGGTCACATTCTTAGGCCGTGGTGTACCTAACTCGTCGGCCATGCTAAATGCGCCTGATTGAGCTGCTATGCGCATTTGACGCAGGTCATGCGCTGTTAAGTCTGGCCTCGACGCAATACCTGTAATTGAAACCCCGCAGAGGTGTAGGAACTCATTATTCTCATGCCAAGTTCGTTGCAAAATACCATCGTCCAAATTCACTAGGGTCTGACGGTAATTAGCACGTGCGATAAGACGTAACGCTTCAAGAAGAGAGCTGAGGTGTTTAAACTTACCAACATCGGTTTCAGCAAGATTGCAAAAGCCTTTATCAGCGAGCAGAATTTCAACGCAAGGATTAGCAGTATCGAACCACGGCGCACGTAACCGAGCAGCAGCGGCATTAATGAAGCCAGGTTCATTGCCGCCCGTATTTATGATACGGTCAAAGATATCCACCAACTCATCCCGTGTTGGTTGTTCCCAGAATAATAAAGAGTTGTTCGATTGCTGACGGTGATATTTATCAGGGTCAGTGTAACACCCTTCTTTAAACCGGATAAAATGTTCCACTTCAGGGTCATCATGGTCTATGAGTAAAATTTCAGCACCCCGGCGTCCGGTTTGAATAACACCAAGATGGTTTACAACATCAGCTATGTCCATCTTACGTAAGAGTTGGCCAGCGCGCTTATTCATAATGCCTGCAATTCTTACATACTCGTCAGCAATAACAGTGTCACCACTAGACTTCCAACCGTAACGGCTGAGCCTTGAACCTTCTGGTCGCAACTCACTGAAGTCAAATATCAATTTGCGCGCCGGGTATTTACCTGCCAAAAGTTTGCCAATGCTCTTCGCCCAGGCCTCGCCACTGTCGCCAACTTTTATAGTCCAGGTCTTGGTCTTGGCGTCCCAGGTCTCTGTATTAAATTCTTCTCCACCCTTACTTGTTCGTTTCGACCGAATGACTTGAATGTCATCTATTGGGTTCATAAAACCATTAAGACACCCCGCCATTGGTCTTGCGCCAACACCGCATCCATTTAAGAGCAACCAAAGCAAATCAACAAAATCATAAACCGTTTTCACAATCATGCCACTGCAATTAAATTGGCTCAGCTCTCTAGTTTGGGCAATCTCAGTACCACCTAACCATAGTGTCCTGCCAGCCGGGAAACATTTGCGCTCTAGAAACAACTTACGCAACTGTTCCAGTTCAGCTTCTTCTTTTTTCAGAAGAGCTTTGCCCTTTTGACGTTCCCACAACCAACGCTGATGACGAATAACACGGTCAATAATTTCATGAGGAGTTTCAAACTCAGTTTCGGCTTCATTCTTTGGGCGGCTGTACGTGCGCATTAAAATAGCGCGCGCTCGGGCTGACATATTCTTCATTTGTTTTTTCTTCCTTTATTCAAACGAAGCTCTTCTTTATAGAAAAAGAAGAGCTTCGTTTAACTATCTTACATGACAACTGTCAATTTTTCTTGAGCGCGAGTAATTCCAGTGTAAAGCCACCGTCGCATGCTCCCTTTGTGCGTCCAATCATTGAACAATAATACACTTGGCCATTGCGACCCTTGGGACTTATGAACAGTGAGAGCATAACCCCACGTGAAAACCTCTCCGTGAGGAAAGTGAGGAATATTCATATCGTCTATAAAGGCGGCTTCCTCAATAGCCACTCTCATGTCCAGGCCATCTTCATTCTCAATAGCCAAAGACATATCGTCATAATTATCTGTCACATTCCAAAGCGTACCATTGAGCAAGCCGAGGTCATGATTATTTCGTAAGCAAACGAGCTTCTCACCCTTCGTGGGAAATTTTGCTTCAATACCTGCAAGTTGACGCATGCGTTTGTTAATGCCTTGCCGCTTGGTATTACGTCCGCACAATATTTGGGAGAACTCCTGCACCTCTTCAGGTGTCACTTTCTCTACAACTTTGGCCAGGCCATAATCGCCCAAAGAAATACCTTCGCCCCGGCGCACCTGTGTGGCCAAGCGGATGATAGGGCTATCCGCAGCCTGGCGGTGAATTTCAGTCAGTGTCATATCTGGTTCGCGGTTAGTGAATGCACCACCACCACGTACTGGGGGAAGCTGAGCCGGGTCTCCAAGAACTAATATCCGTACTCCGAAGCTGGCCAGGTCTTCCGCCATGCGTTCATTCACCACAGAACATTCATCAACGACGACCAGGCTGGCATGCTGCACCTCACTGACTTCTTTAATGACAAAGTGCGGACGTTTCAAAGCTTGCTCCTGCTCCTTTATAGAGCGCTCTATGATACGCATGCGCATCAATAAGCCTTGTGGTGGGTTAGAGACCTTCTTGCTGTTACGCAACTCTTCCTTTAAGGCTTCCAAGTGCTTGTCTGACATCTTAGTTGCAGTGTAAATAAGTTGGTGGATGGTCTTAGCATTCGCGCAACCACTCTTGCGCATTACAGATGCGGCTTTCCCGGTGAAAGCGCAAAACAAAACCTCACCACCCACATTGTTAGTTAGCTCTAGAGCCAACGTGGTCTTCCCGGTGCCTGCATAACCAGCCAAGTAGAATATCTGAGGAGCATCTGGGTCTTTGAACCAAGCTCTGACGAGCTTCAATGCTGTTTCCTGTTGAGGTGACCAAACTATGGACATGGTGAATTTCCTTTTCTCTGGTAATGTCGGTGGCGAGCCGAGCCAGCCCGCCACCTAACTATTTTCGTACCAGTTGGGTACTTCCTGCCCATAACACTCTACAGGAAAATAGCGTCCGTAGCACCACAGGATAACTACCACCCGTTATGGTAATCTCCCAAAGTTACTAAGCCCAACAATACGGATGCAGACTTAATATTGCGGCTATTATTTTAGAAAGCCCAGCCGCTAGGTCATCTGGTTAGAGGGCGGCGCGTACTGTGCAATCCTTAGCCTCTAGTAATTTTCTGAGAGCTGCTGACCGTTCAGCTGAACGTGGCAACTTCATTATGTTATTGGCCATTTTGGAGAACGGCGCTGAAATCTTTTGCAAGGTTTTTGGCAGATGTTCATATTCAAAATACTTCAAGATTGGTTCGGGGTACATCTTATTCATTATGCTGCCTCAATTGTTACAATTATTTCAGAGGGTGGGGTCTTGTCAAAACCCTCAGCGTTCTTCGGAACATAAATGGACTTTGGTCCAACTTGGTTCTTACTGCGAGTATATTGATGAGAGTGAACGCACTCCTTCTTCAATTTCATTCTGGTCTGGGTCTTCATAGTCTCTTCCTTGGTTATAACAACCCGCCGCTATCTCTGCAGGAACGGCGGCGGGTCTAAAGCGCTAGTGAGGGTTTAAGGGGGAGGAAAACTACCCCAGTTCGCACCTATGGTTAAAAGGGAATGTCTTCTTCACCAACGTCGCCAGCCTTCGGAATTTCATCCTGAGCTGCCTTAGCAGGTTGACCCCGGTCAGCGTTCTTTTCATCCGCCTTCAGGACACCAGACGCAACACCTTCTTTAACGCCACGCGCTTCAGCGTACTCAATACAATCCGGAGCAAGACGCGCTTCGACCGCATCCTTGCCATCAAAACTAATTGCATCAAACTTGTACCAAGATTGTTTACCTTTAGTAACATGCACTGTACTGAACGTATAGCGGTGAGCAAAGAGCGGCAATTTGAAACGCTTACCAGTATTCGGGTTGGTGAGCATAATCGCACGTGCCTTGAACATCCAATCTTTATACGCTTTAATATTAGTCGAGGCGAATGGAATAACCGCAGGGGTCAATGCACCGCCTTCTTCGACAACAACGCCATAAACATAGAAAGTTTCAACAAGTTCGTTACCACCATTGACAACATATTTACCGAACGGTTGGTTGGCTTGGCACTCCAAAACAAGAGAGCTGTCAAGCGCATGAATGCCGACGAAGCCGCCACCATCATCAACTGGTATCCATTCAACAAAAACATGGTCAGTGTAAGAAGGAATAAATTTAAAGCCACCAGGCTTACCAATATAAAGTTCACCAGTGGTGCGGTTCAAAATCTGACCCGCCTTGATGTTCTTATCTTGGAAAGTTTCGTCATTCATCTCAGCGCTGTTCGATTGAACAATTGAAATAAACGGAATGGCTACATCAGCG